ACTGTCAACAATTTCTTTTGCTCTGCTTATGGCAGGAGCTTACCTCGAACGGAACAAGGACGCAATCCTTTTGTTCTATGACTCGGAATTTGGTACTCCTCAGTCCTACTTTGAGTCGTTTGGTATTGACATGGCAAGAACCGTTCATACGCCAATCACGAACGTTGAAGAACTGAAGTTTGACATCTCTCAACAGCTCGATAAGATCGAGAAGAAGGACAACGTTATCATCATCATTGACTCCGTTGGTAACCTTGCATCCAAGAAAGAAGTCGAAGACGCATTGGACGGTAAGTCCGTTGCCGATATGTCTCGTGCCAAGGCTCTTAAGTCTCTATTCCGTATCGTGACTCCGCATTTGAACCTCAAGGATATTCCTTTGATTGCGGTCAACCATACATACAAAGAGATCGGTCTGTTTCCTAAAGACATCGTTAGCGGTGGTACCGGTATCTATTACTCGGCTGACGCAATTTGGATCATCGGTCGTCAACAGGATAAGGTTGGTACTGAGATCCAGGGTTATCACTTCGTCATTAATATCGAGAAGTCTCGTCACGTTAAAGAAAAATCAAAGATTCCGATTAGCGTGAGTTGGGAAGGCGGTATCGCAAGATGGTCCGGTCTACTCGATGTTGCTGAAAAAGGCGGCTTCATTCGTAAACCAAAGGTTGGTTGGTACGAAGCAGTCAATCCAGACACTGGAGAAATTATCAGTGAAAAGCTTCTTAGAGCAAAAGAAATTGTTGACAGTAGAGAGTTCTGGGATACAATGTTTAAACAGACCAACTTCGCAGAGTTCATCAAGAACGCGTATACGGTTGGTGGAAACGTTATTCTAAAAGACGAAAACGAAATTGTAAAACATGACGATTACGAGGATGAAGACGAAGAATGATCGAAAAGACAATTCTGTCGAATCTGATCTACAACGAAGACTATTGCCGCAAGGTGTTCCCTTATATTAAAGAGGAATACTTCGACGACAATAGTCTTCGAAAGATCTTTTCAACATACACAGAATATATGAATCAGTACAAGGAGCCTCCATCAACAGAGGCTCTTAAGATCTACATTGACAAGCGAAAGGATCTTAACGAGTCCTCGTATAAAGATGTAGTCAATCTTATTGACGAGTTGGTTGTAGATAAAACTACGAATGGCCAGTTCCTAGTTGACGAGACAGAAAAGTTTTGCCAAGACAAGGATCTCTATAACTCGATTCGTAAAGCAATCCTAATCCTAGACGGTCAGGATAAAGAATACGATAAGGGTGCCATTCCTAAACTGCTTTCTGACTCGTTGGGAATTAGTTTTGACACTAACATCGGTCATGACTTTCTTGAAGATGTGGAAGATCGTCACAAGTACTATCACCGTAGAGACGAACGTATTCCGTTCGATATCGAACTGTTGAACAAGGTGACTAAAGGTGGACTTCCTCGTAAATCTATGACCGTTCTTCTCGCCACAACCGGCGGTGGTAAGTCTCTCGTTAAATGCCACATGGCGGCATCCAGTCTTCTGTTTGGTAAGAACGTCCTATACGTAACGATGGAACTTGCTGAACAAGAAGTTGCTCGCCGTATCGACGCGAATATCATGGACATTACACTCGATGAAGTAAAGGAACTTCCTCTCGATGTATTTGAGAAAAAGATGTCCGTGTTTAAGGGTAAGACTCCTGGCAAGTTAATCATTAAGGAATATCCAACTGCGTCTGCGCATGCGGGTCATTTCAGACACTTGCTAAACGAGTTGCGCCTAAAAAAGAACTTCGTTCCTGATGTTATCTTCTTGGACTATCTTAACATCTGCGCATCGTCAAGAGTAAAGGGTGCAGCCGCAGCGAATTCCTATACTCTTGTTAAGTCTATCGCTGAAGAGGTTCGTGGTCTTGCGATGGAGTTCAACGTTGCTATCGTTACTTCATCTCAGTTTAACCGTAGCGCGTATGATAGCTCAGATGTTGAACTATCGAATACATCTGAGTCTATGGGTATCACTCATACCGCCGACGCAATCTTTGGTCTTGTTACTTCTGAAGATCTTGAGAGCAGAGGTCAGATCATCTTTAAACAGTTGAAGAACCGTTGGGGTGATCTAGGCCACTATCGTCGCTTCGTTGTCGGTATTGACAGAGCGAAGATGAAACTGTTCGATGCTGAAGAGAGCGCACAGAAGACTCTTTTTAAAGAACCGCAGGACGATAAGAAGCAGAAACGAAACGATAGTAAGTTTAAGAGTAGCGATGATAGTGATGAATCGGTTTTTGACAAGTCCACATTTAGTCAACAGTGGGACATCAAGCCAAAAGGTAAAAAAGGTCTATTTGAAGTAGGGGATCTACAATGAGCTACAGCGTGAAGAAACATGAAGATGGTTATGATATCCTTGAAAAGGACACGGGTTTGCTAATCAAGCTAAGCTGTTCCGAAGAAAAAGCAAGGGATCTCTGTCGAAAGATGAACCTAGGATCTGGTTTTAACGGCTGGACTCCTCCGTTCTTTACAACGAAAGTAAATGCAGTTTATGAAGAGGCGTAAAGCCTCTTCTTTCTTTTATAAATAAAAGAAAACTATAGGCTTATTAGATGCTTTCCTTCACAAAATACCTAAAAGAGAGTGAAATGACTTATGCAGAGATTGAAAAGAGTCTCAAGGGACTCGGTTACGAAATAAAGCAAGTCACGCGTACTAGGATGGCGATCGTAACTGATAGGAGATCCGATGCTCTAAATAAAGTCTTAACTACTTTCAAAGATTCTAAACTATTAAAGGATCGTCAGTCATTGAATATATCTTCTATCGGTGTTGTTCAAATTGGTCAAATTCAGGTAATTGCAAAACCTGCGTCAAGAAACGTTTTGAAAGCAGAGCAGGAAGCAACCGAGTCACTCATAGGTCTGATTAGAGCTGCTGTAGAGCAGGAAGGTAGACCTATAGACGTTCTAATAGGCTCATACAGAATAAAAGCTGTCGTGACAGCAGGATCTGACCAGATCCGCGGAGATCCTAAAGCAGATATCGCTCTTATAGATAACTCAAATAGAGAAGTAGGTTTTATCTCTCATAAGAAAGAAGGCGGCGCGAAAGCTTTCCAACAATACGGTGGTATCTCAAAGGATTCCGGTCAGTTGATATATAACGACGTTCTTGTAAAAATGTTCGTACAAGACGTTTATGAGTACTTAAAAACGGACGGTGGTGGCTATTCTATGGCAAAGGCCGGTTTTAGTGTATGGAGATACATTCCTAAAAATGCAGCCGGCGAACCTCTGATAGCTCGTTCTGTCTATGGGCCAAATTGGAGAAGAAACGGAAAAAACTTTGGGAGAGATTTCGTGCACTGCATAGGACAAGGAGCTCCTATACTTAAGAGAACTGTAACTGGTGACTATGCGCTATCCTTCTCGGAAGCAATGCATACGGCCGACGATCTATCTTGGATATATAATGGACCTTACAGGCCAATATTTGCTGCAACGTATAGAGCCGGAAGACAGTTAGAAAATACCGGCGCGATCATAAAGGATATGCGTGGTGGTATATATCCGTATGATTTTATTTCAAACAGAAAAGCGATAACGATATAAATGCTATCATTCAGATCTTTCATAACAGAACAGACTCGCGGCAAAGGTCTTACGATCTTTGACATAGACGAGACACTCTTTCAGACAAAAGCTTTAGTTAAGGTAATGAAGGACGGAAAGGTCGTTCAGTCGTTAGACAACCAAGCTTTCAATACATATAAGCTTAAGGACGGAGAGAAGTACGACTTCGGTGAGTTTACTTCCGCAGAGATCTTTCAGAACACTTCTATCCCTATCATGAAGATGATTCAAAAAGCAAAGGCGATTATCCGCAACGCAGTGATCGCAGGGTCTAGAGTCATTATCGTGACTGCTAGATCGGACTTCGACGATAAGAAGAAGTTCCTTGACACGTTCAGACGCTATGGTATAGATATAGATAATGTATATGTCGAGAGAGCTGGAAACCTGAAACTTGGATCGAGTGCTAAGAACAAGCGTTTCATATTCCATAAATATCTACGTAAGGGAGAGTACGAGAGAGTGCGCTTCTTTGACGATGCGATGTCAAACATTACAATGTTTAAGGCTCTTGCAAAACAGTATCCTAACATCTCGTTTGAAGCATACCACGTTCACCATGACGGTTCAGTAAGGAAGGTATAATGCTTACTTTTAGAGGCTACCTCGCCGAAGAAAAGAATGTCCATATGGAACATGCTGAAGATGCCATACTCAATCTTGGTGTTGAAGGTACACGATCTACGATTAACTTTCTTAGATCCTTGAGAGACATGCTCGCTGGGCGTGCTCAGAAGGGTGTTAACGTGACTGTTAAATGGGACGGTGCACCTGCTATTTTTGCTGGAATAGATCCATCAGATAAAAAGTTCTTTGTGGCAAAGAAGGGCATCTTCAATAAGAACCCAAAGGTCTATAAGACGAACGCAGACATTGATGCTGATACTTCCGGCGATTTGAATACAAAATTGAAACTTGCTCTTGCTGAACTTCCAAAGCTCGGCATCAAGGGTGTGATACAAGGTGACTTTCTATATGCGAAAGAAGATCTCAAAGAAGTTGATATTGGCGGAGAACCGCATATTACTTTTCATCCTAACACGATTGTTTATGCGGTACCAAAGAACAGCAAGCTCGCTAAGGAAATCCTTAGATCTAAGATCGGAGTGGTCTGGCACACTCGATACAGAGGAGACTCTTTTGAAACAATGTCAGCGAGTTTTGGAGAGGAGATCGCAAGCGAGCTCAAAAAAGTACCGTCTATCTGGTCTGTTGATGCGGTCTATAAGGACGTGTCCGGAACAGCAAC